TTCATTAATCATTATAAATGTAATATAACGTTATCGTCATTGTTCCTGTTATACCTAAATTTTGATATATCGTTATTTGTGTAGCGCTTACATCTATTGTAAAATACCCACTCGTTGAAAAATCTGGAAAATGAAAAACATTATTATTGTTTTCTACACAATCTCTACCAACTATCTCAAAATTAGTTAGTCCATGATATATTGTTGTAAGATTATCTATATTTTGAAAATAAAATCTTTTTGCGTATACATCTTTACCATCAATTTTTCTTCCAGTTTTAACTTCTGGTCCATTTGTTATCAAATCATATTGAAATACTGACAAATCTTCTTTTACATCATCTACATACTCTTTTACAACCTTGTTTTGAACAGCATTTGTAGATCTATCACTCATTGTATCATCTGGTGTTCCACCAATAGGAACTCTTTGGTTGTCATAATCAACATATGATTTTCCATCTTTAGTAACGTAATAAGATCCATCAACAATTGGATAATTGTCTATTAATGATGAATCTTCTATTCTCTTAAATAAAACGTTTGCCATTATAAATCCTCCCATTCCATATCACTATTTTTATTCCATTCTAATTGTGTTATATTGGTATTCCATAAAGTAAGTTCATCTAAACGGTCAAACTTTATTAAACTCAAATTTGTATACCATCTATTTAAATCTTTATAAGATAAACTTTGTGTCCTTACACTATTTCCATTTCTAATAATCCACTCTCTAGTATTAATCCATCCATCTGGTTGATAAAAATATTTTCCTATATTTCTTATCCCATTTTCTATGTTATTTATTTTTTGCATAGACAATAATTCATCATCTTGCCATATATGTTTTACATAATCAGGTATGATATCTTCATTATCATATATCTTCATGTATTGATATATATCGTTATTTGTATCTAGTTGAGTTACTGTCCCCATATTATATGGTAAAGATGTCTCTAACCCATTGTTTATAACAGATGGTCCATCTGTTGTCATATAAGTTTGATATAATAATTTGTTTGTATTTTCTTGTAATATAACACGATATATATCAACTGATGAACCAATCTTCATATAATATATTCTTCTGTTTTCATCGGTAACAATAACATCTGTACCATCTCCTGATATACTTTCGTATAAATCAACAGGAAACGAGTTATATAATACTTTAGAATTAAGATTGTCTCCTACTTGAATATTTCGTAAAGAAGAACTTGTATTATTGAATATTTTCTCTTGTATTTCATTTGTAATCGATTCAATCATATTTTCTAATGTGTTTAAATCAGATGTAGTTAAATACATATTTGAATTATATACGTTATTCATATTTTATCTCCTTAATTGCCAAATCCTTCTATACTACATTGCAATCCACCATCATAAGTAAATTTCTGTTTTGTTATCATAAACGTTTTATAACCATCGTTTACATCACTATATCGAGTCTGTATTGATATAACATCTCCACATTCTAGACTAGGATCACCCATAGTGTCGGCATATACTTTGTATTTATTATCACGTGTTAAATAAAATCTAGTTAAACCCTCTATGTTTTTTGTAGAGTCAAATAATGTAAAGTTGGTAAAATCTAATTTTATACTATCTCCTTTTTCTAAGTCATTTTGTAAAGTTTGGTCAGTAATTGTACCATAACCTTCCATTGTTATACCTGAATATGTTATTGTTATTACAGAACCTATTTCACCTGTAAATTTTACATATATCATACTATTGCTATAATCGATTAGAGTGGCACTTCCGTTTCCAGATACAATTGTATATGACAAATTGGCACTATAGAATTGTTTACCCATCTCAAACCATACGTAATCATTATCTGAAACTAAGGTGTGAGTAGTTGTAAATCCTGGATCGTCATAGATTGGTATTACAGTGTTTGTATAAGGTGTATATTTTATATTGACATATTTTATTTGATTTTTTGTCTCATATTTAACATCACTTATTAAGAAATGTCTGTCTATCGTATCTACAATTATGTTATCATATTCACTTTGTTTTACAATATTATCTCTCGTAACGTTAAATTTGTATGCGTGATATACACTGTTACTAACATAACATATACTAGCTGCTAAATATAATTTTAACCATTCTAAGAAATTATGAGTGTTAAGTAATTTGAAATTTTGGAAAACATATGCTGGAAGTGAAAAATCAATACCTGTCAAATCATGCAAATACTGGTCTCTTGTTTTTCCACTAGGATGAGCACTTATGAAATTACCTACAGTTGGTATATCCATACTTTTTATTATTTCTAAAACATCTATCCCTTCGAATGTTACTTTACCATCATTGTTTGAACTCCAATTTTTTAAATAAAATACACCCATTGGAACATATTCAACACCATATTCTTCTGTTAAAACACCTATGTATGGTTTTATAGTAGAATCTTTCGTTAGTAAATTAGTTATTCCTGTAGGATTTAATGGATCGAACTTGCTTTTTCCATTATTATCAGGATAATTATTCAATGTTATAGTACATGTGTTACTTGGTAAACTCTCCATAAACAAGTCTATTTCTTCATTTACATCAAAGTTTACAAGTTCATTACCTTCATACAAATCGCCAACTGTAAAATCTATAGATGATATTCTTATTCTATTTTTAGGTTTTTCTATACTTGTTATATTTAATATAACTTGGTATAGATTTATTTCGTTTTCAAAAACATACTGATACATATATGATGTATTATTAGTAATATTATCAATAATGTTGTTATTATCAGCATCTACAAATGTAACTGTAAAATCAAATGGTAGATTCTCTTTGAAAAATATTGTTACTCCTTTTACATATATATTATCAATACTGTCGCTTTCGATAACTATCGTATTATCGTTTATATTCTCAAACGTATCACTACTTGTATATCCATTGGAATCTATTCTATTTTCATTCCATACAATAAACGTACCGTCTAATTTTGTATAATTATTCTCTAAAGTGGCATATTTCTTTAAAACTTTACTACCGCTAACTAAACCTTTACCATTTTGAACAAAATTCTGTAGAACAGTAGGATATGCCTCAGCATGTCTCTCGTGATTTTTGTCTTGATATGTAACATCAACATATCCATATATTCTACGAATATCTTGCTTTATTGCTTTTTTAAAACTATCTGAAACTGATATCATTAATATTCAATAAAATCGCATGTTACATCAGTCCTCATAGTTAATGCATAAGTTTGTGGATCAATTGATTGTGTTTTTCCATCAACTGGACCAGCGTAACATTTGATTTCCTTTCTTTGGCTATAATTATCGGTATAACGTAAATATATATAATCTTGATCATATAACATCTGTAATAAAGCCATTTCAGATGAATTTAAATGATTCCAACCACATATAATTTTTGCTCTGTCATATCTTACTATATCTCTATGTAAATATCCTAAACTATCTTGATAAGAATGTTCTAGATGCGTATACGTAGGAGAATAATTATCAGGAGATGGAGTTGGTAATTCAAACCAACTCGCTTTATTATTTGTACTAGCTTCTAGTAAAGCCATATTATCAACTCCTTACCACAACATTGGATGTATTTCTATTTCTGTCTATTTGTTGCAAAGGTTCGTATGTTCCTTCTGCAACTTTTTTTCCATCCATATTAACTTCAATGGGTCTATTAGCGTATGTAACCATATTTGAATTCAAAGATACTAACAAATCTATTATTTGTCTATTATCAGCACTATTATCGTATCCTCCAGTTGTTGGATTATATTTCTTCGGAACTACTGCTTCTCCCTCATGCAAATGATATAATCCTTCATATTCAATTTCATTTGTTCCTGTTTCTAGATATGGTATGTTTCGCATAAAGAATATTGATGGTGCACGTTTTCCAGCAATAGATGCTATTGAATTTATGATACTTTGCATAGGACTAACCATCGCGTTTATGGCATTTATTAATCCGTTTATACCTGCTATGAATCCGTTTGCAATTGCTTTACCACCAGCAGAACCCATTTGTGCCATAGCAACCTCAAGATTACCTTGTATCCATCCTGGTAACTCTTTTATTACACCTTTTGCCAATCCTACAACAGCTTTCAATAACGCTAATTGTAATTTTGTATTTGCAATCGCAATGCCGAACCAATCTACATCTGCTAAGAAACCTGTTATTTTTTCACCAATTTGTTCCCAATTAACTTGATCTAAGAAAGTTGTTATACCATTTAATGTTTTAACAATACCTTTTCCAAATGTTTCGGCAGCTTTATTCCAATCAATTGTTTCCATCGTTTTATTTATCGCTTTCGCTATACCACCTAACAATTGAATGACTGAAAATTCATCTATGAATCCTTCTGCGAATTCTATCATCGTATTTATACCTTCACCAAAAGTACGTCCTAAGTCATACCAATTTAGTTCAAACACACCGTTCAAGAAAGATGCTATATTTTTTCCTAAATTATGTGCTTTTGGTTTTATATTGTCCCAATCAAGTGCTTTTAAACCTCTATTTATAGCATGTGCGATATCTTCACCTGCTAAATGCCATTCTTTACTTTTTAAATGAGTCAAGAAATCGTTAAGAAGTTTTATTGGTTTCGTATCAATTGCGTTTATTTGTTTTGCTAAACCTCCTCCAGCACCACCTGGTTCTGTAGGAAGATTTGTTATTTCATCCATTGATAACAACCCACGTTGAGCAGCACTAGCACCTTTAGCAGCTTTTGCTTGTGTATCTAACGCTTTCGCATTTGCTCTCGCAACTAAATCTATTCCTGTCAAAGTACTTATGAATTGTGCGATATAGTTTGTTGCCATTGCAAACAAATTAGCAACTAATTCTATTGCGGGTGCTAATAAAGCACCTAACATATTCCAAGAATTTGAAATACTTTCTTGTAATTCACTATCAAATGATAAATATGCGTTTACACCTTTTGTTAATAATGACATTGCAGTTCTAACACCAATCAATCCTAATGCTAATTTCTTCAAATGTTTGACATTTCCTTCAACACTTTTTGTAAAATTATTTGTAAATTTATTAAAAGATTTACCAACATTTTTCATTGTTCTTTCTATACCTAAAAAACTAGAAGATGCTCTTCTACCACTACTAGATAACTTATCTACTTTTCTAGTAGTTCTATCTACTTCATCCCCAACTTCACGCATATTTTTCGATTCTTCACCTGTTTTAGGAATAACCTTTAATTTTGGAGTACTTTCTATATCGGTTTTTAAAATTTGTATTTCTTGTCTTAATGATTCTATCCTTGCTTTTTGTTCATTTAACGTTTCAGGAGTTATTGGTTCACCAAATTGTTTTAATAATTCTTGGCCTCCCATACCTATAGTACTTTCTGGACTTTTAGTAGTTGCTAAAGAACCCCATTGTTTATATAAACCTAAATTCTTATTATAATCTCCAATTTCAAAATTAAGTTGTTTCTTCAAATCTTCTAACTTCTTTTTAGCACCACTAGAATCGATACTTTTTGCAACTCTATTCATAGATGTTTCAACATTACTAGCCATTTTATCGAAGTTATTTGCAACACCAGAGGTTGCACTATCTAAATTTTTGAATACTTTTATAGCATTTCCTACACTAGCAGTCGCTTTGTCAAACATTGCTTCAAATTTAAGCAATATTGTATCCATTTCCATACTATCACCTCTGATTATTTATTTTTAAAACGTTTTGCTGTAGCACGAGCCCAATTCTCAAAGAATATTCTAGCTTTTAATTGTTCTTTTCTAATTTCATCTTCTTTTTCTTTTTCCGTTTTCATTTCATCTAATTCATCAATCATTGGTCTGCTACGATATTGTAGAGGTTTTGTTCCTTTTTTAGAAAAAGCATGTAATACAGGAGATACATCACAAAGTGCCTCGTATACATACATGCCTTGTTTCCACATAAACACGTCATCATACCTAATCTTTAATTTATATGCCTCACGATAGAATTTTACTAGGTATGCGTCTCCATACCAATAATCATCAAAACTCATACCGTAAGACATATAATAAGGACATTCGTGTTCAAATAATTTTGTAAGGGAAGAAGACTCTACTTTTGATTTGATTTTGGAGTCAAATCCACTACTTCCCAAGTCGCGTTTCCCTCATTACCTTCTTCAGGATTTTCAGTTAACGCTTGATAACATTCTGCTATCATATTAGTAATTTTTTCAATCAAACCATCTTTATTTTCACAATGATCATATATTTCATCAATCAATGTAGTTGATAGTTTTTTATGATTTTTATAGAACGCTCCTTTAAACGCTAGGTCAATCATTGTCATTGGATGTTTTGTAAACTCACTCAATGAAAATCCATCAGCCTCAATCAATTTGATAGCCATTCTATTATACTCCAGTGTATATACTACACCTTTGTAGTTTAAGTTAATTTTAGTATTCAAATTCTACACATCCTTTTCTCAATTTAAATTAGGCACTTGGTGTACCTGTTGGTTTATCATATTTAGCAGGTGCATTCGTTGGTGTAATATAGTTTGTGATTTCTAACACACTATTTACATCTGTTTCAGGTAATCCCATATCACTAGGGTTCCCTGTAAAGAAGAATGCTTTTGTTAATCCTGGTACTAAAATACAGAACCAAGTAGCTTTATTTGCTAATTTTCCAGCAGCATAAGCATCCATTAATGTTTGCCAAACTGTTACTAATTCTTCTGTTAAATTGAATGTAAATTCTAATGCTCCACCTAAATCTTTTAATCCATCGATATAAGTTTTCCACTCAGTTTCATCTAAAGTGGTAGTTTCTAATGTATCTGGTGCAGGATTTAAACTTGGAGTAGATTTAATCCCTTTGATTCTTGTATAACCAGATGTTGGTCTAGTTCCAGCAGTACTTTCTACTGCATATAGTAATTGTATACCAGCAGTTGATAAATTAATTGCCATATTTTTACCTCCTATAAATAGTATTTGTATTTTTTTCTAAATTTCCTTCATATCTTAAATAGCCAGTCATAACATTATCATCATTTTGCATTGGATACTTTGGAAAGTTACCAATCCTTCTTAAACAATAATATCTTTCGCCAGCCATATATTCATCTATTATTTTACCTATAATTTCTACATTTTCTAACGCACTATGATATTCATCTTGTTCACTATCAATTCTCATTTGATATCCTAAATAAGAAACCTGTTCACCATCATCATTGAAATATCTATTAACCGCTTCGTTATTTAATTCACTTAAAGTAACCATAGGATATTGAATTTCAGGATACTTTTCATATTGTTTTTTAACAATAATATTATGATACTCAGGATAATCTTCGTTATCTTCAAACAATTCAGTTAAATCATTTTTTAATTGATCCAATAACGTAACCACGAATATCATCTCCTTTTTTCCTAATAATCTTAGGTATTTCTTCACTTATCAAATAATTACGTGTATTCCACATTTCTTGTCCTGATGGAACACCTTGTGTTAAATGCACACCATTTTTTCTATATCGCCAAAACTTTCCAGATGTGATACCATTTTGTGCCAATATATCTAGTAATTGTTGATTACCAACATCTCCAACGTCTAATATAAAAGCTCCACTATTGTAATCATTTAAGTCATATTCAGATTTCACAGGATGTGGATGATTTTCGCCCTCATCACCTGTACCAAATTCTTCATAAATAACATCTTTACCAAATCCTACAATATTGTATCCTTTAGTTGTTTTATCTATTCTTGAATTTAAATCTAAAATATTGGGATCTTTTCCTAAAGCATTTTGATATTGTTTATCTAAATAATCTTGACCTTTTTCTGCGATTTCTTGCATTATTTCGTCTATTTCTTTTTGTAGATTACTTTGTAATGCCTCTAGACCTTTTGTAACACCTTTTATATCCGATAAACTAATGTTTACTTGTATTGCCATTCCTATCACCACTTCGGCGGTACAACATTACTTCTAGGCTATTTAAATGTATCATAGGCTTTTTATATATTTCGTAGTCCGCGTTCTTGCATATAGGATCATGTGGTTTTGGCGGCTCTACAAAAATATAAAACCTATCTCCTTCATGAAACATTTCCTTTTCGCTAATCTCTGGCTTCATTCGCAAATACATTGGATAATCCATACCGATTGATATTAAATCTCCTTCGCTATTTGTAGGTAAATAATTTTCATAAATGAGTATAGGTTCTTTATATTTATCTAAGTTTTTATCATCAACATATTTTTGACATAAGTATAGTTTTCTTTTATTTCTTCGTAGGTTTCTCATAGTTCACCTACCTTATCAACGGTATGATTTCATTTAACAATTCTTTTGGATAATCTCCACCAGAAGTGTAATGTCTTGTTATACCATTCTCACTATGTACTGTTTCTCCTTCCGCTCCTATTTTAGCGAAAGAACTGATAGCAAGAGGAATAATTAAATCTTCATACTTTTTATCATATGGATTTTCTTCGGTAGCTTTAAAACGTCTACAACGATTTATCTGTGCTATCGCTCTTTTTATCTCATATCTTAAAGTAGGATTATCGGAATCATCAATCTCAAAGTCTCTATTTCTTAAAAGAATTTTTAAGTCACTAGTGAATTTGTTTAATAATTCTTCACACATTGATATCCCTCCTATCTATCGAATTTATCTCTATCTAAAGCACTTGAATTAGGTTTTTTCTTTAAAGCTTTGATAACGTCATCAATATAAACACCTTTAGCGTCAATGTTATCGTTTGCTTCAATAACATCTTTTCTATCAGGTGTAATGCTGAATTCTTTATCTTTTAATTCAACATTAACTCTAACATACTCTCTTTGTCTAAGCATATAATAGTTACCTTTAATCAAATATAACATATCTACACCTACTTTCTTGAGAATTTTTCACGTTCACCTTTTTCTTCTGTTTTAGGTAATTCTACTTTTGGTAGTTCTACTTTCTTAGGTTCTTTGTTTTCTACTTTTCTTTCTTCTTTTATTTCATTTTTAACAATTTCGTAACCAAGAGACTTATAAAAATTTTCATAAGCCCCTTTAGTTACAATTTTTACACCGTTAGATGTTTTGTTCTTAATTGTTACCATTAAGCACTTGTTGCTTCAGTATCAACAATAAGAACTTTATCTGCTTCTTCAAATGATGGTAAAGCAATCATTGATACTTTTGTATCTACGTTTACTGGATCAACCATTTGTGAAGTAGTTACTGCAATAGCTTCATTTACGATAGAAACTTTTGCATTTAAATTATTCATTAAGTCACTTTCTTCTGGAGTTGTTCCAAAGTTAGTATATCCTAACGTTCCATCTGGGATAAATACTACTGTATGATCAGGTACATATTTATGAACTTGGTCACTTTCGTCTACCCAAACATTATCATAAACTGCGAAACGAATTCCAGTTTGTGCTTCAATGAAACTTCTTACATTTGCTTCAGTTAAGTTAACTGTACCACCTGCAAACACATAAATAGCATTCTTCATAGCAGTGTTTTTAAGCATTCCTTGGATTACAGTTGTGTTACAAATAGCACGTGTAATATTAACACCTTTTGCTTTCATTTCTGTTTTCCAAGTATTGATATCACCGATAATATCAGCATTAGCATCATCCCAAGAAGTAGTTACTGTTTTCTTATTTCCAGCAGGTACTTCATAATCATAAACATATGATTGTCCATTACTTGATAATGTGATAGTACCAGTAGTCAATGCTTCCATTCTCATTCTTTCAAGAGTTACACTTGTTGATGCAATTAAACTTGTTAATCTATCAAATACTTTAGTTAGCAATTGATTAACGATTTCAGGTTTATTAGCATCAATAAAGTTATTTAATTGTTGTCTTAATTTTTCATCAACATAAATTGACTCTTTGAAGAATGGCATTTCAGTAGCGTATTTATCAACACCTTTCATGTCTCTACGAATAGCTTTGTCATCCCAATTTGATAATCTGATTCCAACAGGTTGATTATTAGAACCTTTAATCCATTCTAGATTAGTTCCTAATTGTTTTTGTGCTGGGAATAATGTTTCTCCTAGCATTGGTTGTTCGTTTTTATTTAATTCAGTCCAATAACTTGCCACATTTTGTGCGGTAACTAAATCATAAATATTAGCCATTAAATTGTACTCCCTTCTGTAAGAATAATACCAGGAATATTAGCACTTTTAATAGCAGTTACCATAGAAGCGTCTAATTTTAACTTATCTACACAACCAACTACTACGATTGTACCATTTCCTTTTCCACTAGAATCTAATGTTACTTCATGTAATAAAATACCAACAGCACCTGAAGTGTTTGCTTCAAATTCATCTGTTAATCTGTCGTCTAAATCACCTTTTAATGGTTGACCAGCTTTTAAAGTAGCATTTGCAGAACCAGTTAATAATACTGGTAAAGCAATATAGTAACTATCTTGTCCGATTAGGATAAATTTTCTGTTACCATATGTTGTTTTCTTTAAACTCATATCCATATTGAATATTCTCCTTCCTATTTAAAATAATCAAATTCTTCTTTTGTTTTATTTTTTGCATTTGCTAATTGTTTTCCTAAATCTTCAATATCTCCACTTCCATTGCCACTTGAACCTTGGCTTTTTTGTTTACCAAAATTTCCCATAGCATCTTTAGTAGCATCTTGTTTTCCTTTTTCATAACTATCATTAACTAGTTTTGAAATGTAATTAGCAATACTATTTGTTTTATCACTATCTTCTGTTGTAAAGTTTTCAACAAAAGATATAAAATCTTTGTCATCACTTTTAATACCTAAGATATCTCTTGAACCTTGTAGAATGCTATTTACGACATTCTTATTACCATTGATTGTGTTTTCTTTCAATGCTTTTCTAAGATCTTCAATTTCTTTGGCTTGTGCTTGACTCGCTTTCGCATTTTTTTCTTCATCAGTAAGTTTTGCATTCAATTCTTGTTCTTTTTCAGTAAGTTTTGAAGTTAAATCCTTAACCTGATTGTCATATTTAGATTTGTCAACGTAATTTCCTGTTGATAAATCTGCAAATTTTTTGCCTTCAAAGAATTTTCCAACGTCTTCTAACGTCATGCCTTCTTTGTAAGCATCTCCCATTATAGATTGTAATTCGTTCATCTCATTTCCTCCTTCTAGTGATTAAACGACTTCTCTGTCGAATAGAATCCTAAATTATTTAAACGACCGATAGGTAGGTCAATTTATAACTCGTGGATAACATCCTAAGATACCATCCATTTAATCAAGCCTCCGAAGAGCTTGATGGTTGCTTAATTTCATTATCATCTTTTGTCATTTCTTGTTGTTTCGCTATTCTTTCGTCAGACTCTTTTTGTCTTTCTTTTCTAAACTTTTCTCCACGTTCTACAACTTCTCTTGACTTATTCGTTAAACAAACCATTTCTAAAGCGTCAATCGTTGCAATCTCTCCTGTTTTTACTAATGTAGAGAATGCTTGAGTCTTAGTTTGAATATTATCTGTTGTATGTCTTCCAACTGAAATATCGATGTTTAAAACTGATAAATCTTCTCTTATTAAACCTAGTTTTTTAAGAATCTTAATTCCAACAGATAATTGCTCTTGTTTTGTTTTTTTATAGAACATTTCTTTAAGTCTAGCAACGATTTCAATGTCAGTCCATCCATCTCTATTAAGAACAGCCATTCCGGTATCTCCACCACTAGAGTTTGCACTTCTATCTGGAATACCAGTTATTATATTTCTTGCTTCATCTAAATATTCTCTTATGTTTTCAACACTTACACTATCTAGTTTTGGTGCTATAAATTTGGCATCTAATGAACCGGTTTCACCATTTCCTTTTGTAAGTGTCATTACCCTATTTTTCTTTATTTTACCTAAATCTGTATCTTCATCTTCAAATTCTGCACCTAAAACAACAAGTAAACTCTTTATAGTACCCTCAATATCATTAAGGCTATCGCTTGTTATTTGATTTTGTGCATTCATTACTGATATCGCTTGTTCCCAATCTCCTGTTAAGAATAATGAATTGGGTAACATTGTTATAGGATTTAAACCAATAGGATTTATACTTGTAACAAGTGTTTTCTTATCCATATTAGAAAATTCAAATTTATATTTATCCGTATAACATATATAATCTCTTTTCCCTGTGACACTATTTATAACATATGTACAAGTTAAAATAGTTGGATTACCAATTTCCGTTGATTGGACGACAAATGTTGTTCTAGGATCAAGGAATGCGTGTACAAGTGGTATTTCGGGTGTCATATCCTTAGATATGTTCTTATTTGGTAATGTTATCATATATCCTACACCACAAATACTTGCGTATGTCGCACAACACGTATCTACATCATGACTATGCTCATAATCATAATAATCCCATAATTTCGAAACATCTTTTTGATATTCCATATCTTTTGGAATAAATTCAGTTGGATTTCCATATGTATATCCTACAATTTCACGTGTAATTGGATAAGCAAAGTTAACAACAGTTTTATTATTAACATTTGTTACTCCACTAGGGTTTCGATTTAAAATATCTTGTTGACCAAGAAAATAATTGATTAAATATTCGCAATCATGTCTATTGCTAGCATGAATTCCTAGAGCTTTTTGCATAACTTCGAATAAGTTTTCTTCTGTCACTTCTGGGTAATCTAAAATGATTCGTTGTCTTCCGTAATGCAAGTTCTCTACCAAATTAATACCTTGATTCAGACTACCACCTACTCTCCTATTTGAAAAATTACCCATTTACATACAATAATTATATCACTGGGTTTTAAAAACTGTCAAAAAGACAAGTTTGCATAAAAAAAAAGAACGTGTTTTTACAGAAACACATTCCGATAGTCAAATGACTACAAATAATATAAGTCAATACTATTTTTCAAAATATTTATTAACTATTTCCGTAATAATGTAATAACTATTTGCAACGATATTGCATATATCTTCTTCACAATATGTCTTATTTTCATGTGTAATATACATGTTAATATAACAATGTGTTAATTCATGCAGCAACGTTTTTCTTTTTCTGTCATTAGGCAATTCTTCATCCAACATAATGGTTTGAGTATCTTCAAACGTTAACCCAAGATATCTTCCACTATGTGATGGCTCTTCTTCTATTTCTCTAGCATATCTTTTTTGTAATTCTGCTTTCATTTGTTCTTGTGATAATTCTTTTATAATCCACTCACAATTATTTATTTTAAATGTCATATTACCTCCTATATACCTAAATCATTTGCTGATACATTTATTTTTGCTTTCCCACTCGATTTCCCACCTAATACGTTTGTTATTAATCCTGCCAAACTATCAGGGAAGTCATCGTGTTGTTTATTTTGCATCGAAATGTTTTGATTCCATCTATATAAATTAGCCATCGCTTCTTGATATTGGACATTACCTTTTATTTTATCAGGTGACTTGAAATATATTCTCCATGTGTTTCTTTCTGAAGCAATTCCTTTTATATCATCTTGACAAGCTAGTATTCTATCTCTTTTGGCTTTGTTTGTTGGTGCTGGATGAGCGCTTATATTACATCTATATCCAACATCTCTTAGATCATTTGCCGCTAATGTTGAATAAAAGTCTCCACCGTTATTCTTTTCAAAACCTACTCGTGTTGCTTTATGTTTCAATATAATATTTTTAACGATAGGTCTACTTTTATCATCGCCACCAAACTTATTTATAAACATAACGTCTTCTATATAGACTTCATTACCGTAAACATATCCTATTGGTAAACTGAAATAATCGTCTCCACCATGTGTAACATCTGCATAACCAACAATCATATCAGGTTCATCGCCTGGTAACTCTTCATAAAACGTTACATTGTCTTTATTGAATAATAATCCATCTCTTTCAATAGGTTTCATCAGATACTTAGCACTAAAAATAACTGGATCTTCCGCTAGTTCCATATCTTTATAATATTTTGTATTAAAACCTTTACCATAATCATACATGAAGTTACTCTCACCATTCTCATCATAACAAGGAACGCTTATAATACGAACTCTATCTAATTCTCCACTATCTCTTGCGTTTTGAACCACTCTACTTGTTACATCGTAAAGTGACCATGGAGTATTAATATGAATTTCAGGACAAGGTCTATATTCACCATCTTTGCATAGTCTTTGGATTTTACGGTCTTTAATAGTACCTGTATAGTTATAATACAATTTTTCAAGTCTATCAGGGTTATTCGCTTGTTCTACGTCTTTAACCAAGTCATCACAATACAATAATCTTTCTGCTTGGACCTTACCAGTACCACCAGCTTCTATTGATACATAATTATACGTATGAAAACGTTTATCTTTATTCAAATCTAAATATAGATACTCAGCACTCTTATTGACGATATTATTATTTGGAAATATCTCATGGTATCGATATTCGTCACCATTTATTATATTCATAATTTCATTATAAAACGATTGAATAAGCCCAACACTATGCCCTGCACCCAATATACTCTCATCAGGACACATTCCACCTAACAATATTTGTAAAAATAATCCTATCGTGGTCTTGCCTATTCTTGGTGGCAAATTTAACACCAAAAGATCTAATTTATCATCAATCAAGTCTTGTACACCTTGTATCACACCATGTTTTTTTAATAATTTTGCTCTTGGTAAATAAAATTGTTTGTTTATTGGTCTATTCCATTCTAATGCAATACAAAAAGCCTCAAAATCTCCATTTCTCGCTTTCGTATCATAACTTTTAACCCATATATTATTAATCTTTTCTCTTGTCTCTGCGTTATTTGGATAATCAACTTTGTTATTCAACAACAAATCTATTATAATATCCGCATACTTACACGCATTCTCATCATCATTTACCGATTCATAATCACACTTTAAAGAATAACAAGCCATTAAATATGCCATTGTTGTCTTATCCTTAATTTTCGATAATAATTCCTCTGTACTCTTGATCCTACTTAAAATCTCTTCTTCAATATTCAAACGTTTCGTCTCCTACATAATCATCATTATACTTTACGTCATGTTCTAACTTTTGTACAAAATATTGTTTTAGTTCCTTTTCTGTAGGACAATCCATACTACTAGCTGGTTCATTTAAAAATTCCCATATCAAATCCAACTTATTCGTGGATAATTCTCTTTGTGCATACAAGTACATTCTATATATCCTCTTATTATCAGTATTAAGTTTTTTATATTCCCTCTTTATAATGTCTCTTCTATTGAAAAAGTCGTTATAAGTAGAGAAAACCATAATCTCATTTATCATCAAACCAACAAACCCACTTTCTAAAGACACTAACCTTTTAATCTAATAATACCACCATATTCATCAAATTGCAATGAAAAAACCACGAGAAGTGGTTTTTTCAATAAGTTTAGTAAAAAAGAGTGCCAAAATAATGGACGCCCCACCAAGAATTGAACTTGGATTAATTGTTTTGCAGACAATCCCCTTAACCGTTTGGGTATGGAGCGATTGGACCAGAATGTGGGATTTGAACCCACGTCACCAGTTTGGAAGACTAGTAGCCTAACCAACTAACCGAATTCTGGATGGTGCCTAAACTAGGAATTGAACTCAGAACCTACTGATTACAAATCAGTTGCTCTACCAATTGAGCTATTCAGGCATATGGCGACACACACAGGATTCGAACCTGCAAATCCATAAGGATCAACGGTTTTCAAGACCGCTTCTTCACCGCCCAGTCATGTGTCATGGCGTATGCAATAGGACTCGAACCTATGCGCCAAATTAATGACCTAAAAGTTTAGCAAACTTTCCTCTTCACCAACTTGAGTATGCATACAAATGGTACCCGTCCTTGGTATCGAACCAAACCAGCTCTCGCAACAGATTTACAGTCTGTCTCGCGTCCTTAACGAAATATACGGGCATTTGGTAACGGATATGGGAATCGAACCCATGAGTATCGCAGTGAAGGTGCGATTTGGTAGCCATTTCAACAATCCGTCATTTTTGGTGTCAGGTGCGTATATTTGGATCCTCGCTTTTCTACTTTGTACTACTTACTAGTTTTCATACGTTTCGATGTTTCTTTTACCCGACATATATGGTTGCATAGGCTAGGCTCGAACTAACAATATCTGGTGTCAAAGACCAGTGTGTCTACCAATTCCACCACTATGCAATTTATCGCTTAGGTATGAATTTATTATGCTGCTGTTCTTGCAATGCTCTTAAATCTTCATCATAATTATCTAAAAATGTCATGATGTTTATCGCCAATTCTATTTTATCATCTTCATCTATATTCGCATTTAATATCTTTTCAATTAACATTGCTCTTACCGATTCTATACTTTCTTTTTTCACAGGCACTTTTCCACTTCCTTTATAAGTACTATAGAATAGATATAGATTGTCGTTGTGGAGGTAATTACTCTCCCATTTACATTTTCACAATCACCCTAATGCTCGCTTTTTATATCTACTCTATATTACCCACAAAGGGTAATACCAGCATGATATTTATGTCAAAACTTATAAATCGAACCTGTCTCCAGGTACTTATATTGTATCAACTAACTCTCTATCTGTCAAATAATTCTTTCTCTTCTCCGTCACTACAAATTCTTTATCTTTCTCAATATATTCACCAAATTCCAAGTCATAATATGTTTTACGTGCCTTTACGTCAACTTTCTTTAGAGGATTATATGAACTTTCTTTTTTTAAGTATTTTCCCCATTCATCTTTCGGCGCTTTCCACGTAAATCCTTTCTTCCCTTTATATATCTCATCTACATCTACATTTAATAAATCCATATCTAATATGACTGAATTTTCTTTATTTAAACCTAATTCTTTAAATACAGGCAAATCCGTTACAATAACAGGTGTACCAACTGATAAAGCTTCACACACACTTAAACAAAATGATTCACTATCCGATAACTGCACTAAATAATCACAATCTGCAATATAATCTATAATATCAAGTCTCGGTTTCATATACACTATATGATCATTCTTTATCGCATCACAATCATTCGTAAATACATACCATATATAAGGTATTCCCGCCGTATCAAGAAGATTTCCAAGTCGAATTATCCGATTCTTCCCCTTCTCCGCTGTAAGCCTTGTCGCTGAAATGAGCCTCAATACTTTCTTCGGTGTATCTATCGACACAAAATTATATACAAGCTCGCATTTCTTTCCACTTATTCTCTCAAAACTATCACACACAACTTGACTTACTCCTATATACTTCGTGATTCTTCTATCTAAATTCGGGCGCAATCCCATCTTCTCATAATCCGCATGAATTATCACAATATACTCTTCCGCATCTACATAATCCATAATATCACACGAATAACTTAAGAAAAATCTCTTACACTTGATTCTTCCTCCTAAATATCGATGAACTTCTACATTATCCGATAATCTATCCAACTGCGCCTTATCCGACTTCTCATCTTTATAAAACACTACAAAATTTTTATATTCTCTTGATAAATAATATAACCAACTTTCACAACCGCCGATTTTATTAAAACTCCTCAAATAAAATACATTTTCATACATAAAATCACCTACTCTTCGAAAGACTTCCTTCCGTATCTCGATAATAATACAACACGTCTTTTATCCTCTCTACTTTCATTCCATCTTTCAAAACTTTACTATTGAAAATATAATCTTCTCCAATCCTATCATCCGTAAACCTTATATCCCCTATGATGTCTTTCCGATATACTATCCCCCATACACTACAATTCCACTCAGGACGACCTTCACTTACGTCTACATAAACACTATCACTCGTCCACGACATTAAACAATAATCAAATCCATTATCTATCTTTTCCATAATCTTTAAAATATACCTCGGATATACTAAATCATCCGCATCTATGAACGTTATATATTCTCCTCTCGCAATGTCTAATCCCATATTCCGAGGAATCCCTGCACATCCACTATTTTCACGCAAATGCACTACTGTCGCATCTAATGAATCTAATTCCGTCTCATTACACCCATCATCTACTATTATAACCTCAACATCTTCCTTCAACTGCGAACTAAGTACATTAAACAAATCTTTCGTATACAACAAACACTTATAATAAGGTATTATTATCGACAACTTTATCTCTCTACACAAATCCTCGTTTATCATAATCTATCTTTATCCCTTCATTATCAAAGAAAAATTTCGCCTCACGACACCATTTCCCTTTCATTACACCACAATACTGCCATGTCTCATATCCCCAATCTATGATATATTCTCCTCCATTTATATAAAAATCATATCCATATCCATTCCCTCGACTCTCTATCGTCCATGGATCACTATCTTCTCTCAATATATCCTGCAATGCACGTCTATTCCATAATCCACACATTAAACTTACTTCATATGGACTCCTTTTTCCCCTCTTCTTGATCTCATCTATCTCCGTATCCTTATCATTCTCATCAAAACTTTTCTCGAAATTTATACACGCACCTTTAAAATTTCGACATAAATATTCTATCCTATCTACGTCTACATCATGACGTATAAATACATCATCTACCATTACAAGAACTAAATCATCTTCTATCTCTTCTAATGACTCCCTTATCCTCTTACTCCACAACTCTAATGGGTACTTCTTCATTATCGTCTTATAATAATTGTTTTTCTTACTCTCTGTTAAATATATCACTTCAGGATGATTCTTCCAATACTTCTCCATACAATGATAAAAAGGATACCACAAATCTTCATTCTTATCACAACTAAGCACAACTACTTTCATAAATTACCTCACTTATCTCTTCTTATACAACTTCTACACAACAACCTACTCTTATTCTTTCATTGCTCTCTCAATGCTGATTGCGTTCTACTTTGATTGGTAGACTTGGAGGGATTGTTGGTTTTTGTTTCTTTTTATTACTTTATCACGTTATTCATTGAGTTTATTATATCATAAGAGGATGATGGTGTCAAAAGACAAACTTTTTTTATAAAAAATTTCCTAGAGCACTTAAAATCGCGTTTTTCGTGGTTGTTTTCTAGTGGTGAGGGCGTGCGCGTGTTGGATCGTGGGCGGGACGTGATAGAGAAGAAAAGGATCAAACAACCGCGACCGATTGCAGCATGTACACCAAAAAAAAAAAGATCCTTTAAAATATTACTATAAACACACGAAAAAAGTAAAAGTGTAAATGTAAAAAAAAGTTGAAAAAGTTTTATTTTTCTATTGACTATTATTTTATAATATGATATATTATATACGTAAGATGAAAAAAGAAAGGAATGATTGAAAAATGAAAAAGTCTTATAAACTAAAAAAAGGAATAAAAACGGCGTTGATCGTGTGCGGTGTGTATGCCGTCATCATTGCGTACTTGCTATTGTGCGCGGCACGTTTTGACGCACTAGACGAAAACAGTTATACAGAAGACGGACGCTCTAAAGCGTGGACGATTGAGATTATAAAAGAAAAATAAAAAAGTAAGGAATAAAGAAAGAAGGAAAAAAAGAAAATGGATATTATTAATAATAAAAAAGACTTAAAAAACGAAATAAAAAATATGACTTATAAGGATATAAAAAACGCGACAGTTAACGTTATTATATACACAACAAAAGGATCAAACAGTGTTTTTTATGATATGTATGGATACATCACCAAAAAAACAGAAGATCAACACAACGGATATGATGAAAATGATTATATACACTATAACATCGAAAAACAACGCATCGGCGGCTATGGATATGACCGCTGGTCAACCGCTTTAAGTGAAGCGCTAAACACATTAAAACAATTATACAAGATTAAAACAACATTAAAAAAGAAAGTCGTAAACAATTATACAAACTTTAAAGAATATTATACAAAAGACGATCGCCGCGTGTATGGTTTATATGAAGATGGATCCATAAGTTATGGGATCGGGACGTCATCCGTTTTAGATTGTGTTGACCGCGGCTTTTCTAACGTAAAAGTAAATAAAAAAGCATGTTACAGCGCACGTCGTAACAGTGAAGACGGATATAGTTTTACAATAAAGGGACTATAAAAGAAAGAAGGAAAAAAAGATGGAAAATATTAAAATTTTAAAGATAAACATAGAAAAAGACTATTTCTCTATACTATTGCATGACGAAACAGAAAAACTTGACTTTTGGATTGATTGCGGCATTATGGACGGATACGGCAACAAAAAAGACTATAAAACACAAGATCTGTACATTGACTGGACTTTTAATCAATACATATTCGACCTAAACAACGAAAAAGACATTGCCGCGAAAGAATACCAAGAAAACGGCGAAAACATCGACAGGATACAAGACGCAATCGATAAAAAAAATGACGAAATTTTAAACTATATCAAAAAAGAAGGTGTAAAAAATGAAATATAAAAAAATAAAATACAACGAAAAAGATCTTGTGCGTATAAGCAAAAGAAAAGCGCTTGACATTGTAAACCATCCAAGCGCACATATCGGCGAAACGCTTTACACGTTGCCGATCTTAGCCAATCCAAACAGTCCATGGATCAACGGTTTTTTTGAGATAGAAATAGAGCCGATAACATACCGCGACAGCATAGACTATTTAAACGAAATCGCCGAAATAGATTATTATAATTGCGGCGCCGATCTTGGCCACTATCTAAAATTTTACATAGAAAGTAAATATCTAAAATAATAAAACTAGAAACAACGGCGACATATTACAAGCGCGGCGACTTTTGGAAAACGTCAACCGTAGAAAAAAGCACGTTTCAAGATATGCGCGAAGCGTTGCAAGCATTCGAACAGAAAACGCCGCGTTATTATATCAATAGAAAAGATATTTCTATAATTGAAACAGTGACGCTATCTTATAAAATAGACATTGACTATAAAAGACTCTATAAAACAATTGATCCTATATCTGAAGAAATAGACACAAACTATAAAAAAGAAGACTAGAAAAAACTAGTCTTTTTTTTTTGTGTCTTCTGGAATAGGTGAAAAGATCCACACCAAAAAAGACGCCATAAAACACGCCACAAGCCACAAAACAACCGCGACCAATGCAAACACACACGAAAAAACAAACACGCGACACAACGCGAAAAAAAAAAAAACACCAAAAAAGACACAAGCCACACAAGAAAACAAAAGAAAACACGCAACCAGGACACACAGAAACGCCACGAAACGCGCTTTTTTTATTGTTTCGATAGAATACACGCGCGAAAGAAAAAAGCCGTCAAAACGCTTTAAAATGCGTTTTTTTTTTATGGTGTACTATTTCACCAAAAGAAACAACGCGCACAAGATCAACCAGAAGCAACACAAGCAACACAACAAACAAAAGACACACAAGCGCGCCGCATGAATGAACAAAAAACAAACGCAAGAAAAAAGATCATGTTATAAAAAAAAAAAAATAGTTTCAAAAAAATTTTTAAAAAATTGGAGTAGGGTAGGTTAGGAATAAATTTATAAAAAATTTTCGTCAGAATTATTCGAGGTACCCCCTCCCCCCTATTTTTCTGATGAAATTTTTGAGAATTTTCCAAAACTTGGTTTGGATTTTTTTAAGATGATCTTGAAACTTCTCCAGGATTTTTTCAAAAAGTTTCTAGACAAACAAAAAAAGAACAGCAAGAGGTATCTATAAGCTGTTCTTCGTAAGAGAGTGTATTAACACCAAAAATCTATGTTAAAACAGGGAACTGTATCAAAGGAATGATAAAAAGATATAGTTCTTGTTTAACCAACTAAATTAAAACATTCAACCGAACCCTCTTATATATTAACACACACCGCGTGGGGGACGTGGGGGTGGTGTTTCTAATTACAATGCTAGCATTTTCAACTTTCATCGATAATTTTTGCAGCAGGGGTAGTCTCCTCCTCAATTTGTTTTCGAAGAGCTTCTGCTGTTTCTTGAGAGTTTACTGGTGATCCTCCATTGTTATTTGCGGATACGTTAATATTTTTGTCATCACGCAAACCAAAATAGTTTTTGGAAAGGAACATATAAAGTACCGAATTCATCTTGTTTTTTATCGCACCATTTTCCATAGCAACTTGGCAAACATTAATCAAATTTTTGCACGTGTCGAAAAAAGGAGAGTTCGAATTACTAGCATGATTATATAAAGTATCCCTATTACAACCAAGCCACATACTAGCGCTAGTAACTGTCGGAATAGTACTTGTTTCATAGCACAGCTTAATATATTCCCCAATATCCTCTTCCAGTGCCTCAACACTTTGAAAAGAGTAAGGTCTACCACAATCAGAAGAATTAAAACTTCTTTTAACAAGAGTATCCATAAACTTAACAGTATTAGGATCACTCATATACTCCTGACCATTCTTATTACTAATAGATTTAGGACTATGATTAGTAATCTGCATAAACTTCTCTTTTTTAACCTCAGGTGGATCATCTCTATTGATAATCTTCTGTCTATTACTAGCCATACCCTATCAACTCCATTCACTAATAGTGTAACAAATAATAAAATATTTGTCAAGAGAAAAATTACAGTTCCCATTTTTATTTTTATAGGGAACTCAAAAGGGAACTCAAAAGGGAACTATTTTTAAAACAACAATTTCTTTATATATCAATATATTTAATATAAATTAATAAAATAATTATATATAATAACAATACAGTTCCCATAGTTCCCCCTAGAAAAGGTACGCGTATGAGAAACTATAAAAAATAGTGAAATTTTTTTTTATTCTTATATGTATACCTTTTTCTAAAAAATGGGAACTCTAAAAATTTGGACTTTTTTGTTGATAAATAAAGGAATTCATAGTTCCCCCCAAAAACGGGAACTCAACGATTTTTGATATATTATTATATAATAAAGAATACTAACTTACGTATTTTTTATTCAATTTTAGCCCATTTTTGACCTATTTTTGACCTATTTTTTATCAATTTTTTAGGGTATTTTGCGTTATTTTTGACCTATTTTTTAAAATTTACAGACAAATTTAAATTTTTTAAATAAAACTATTGCATATAATAATTTAATGTGATAAAATGGTTTTACATTAGCAAGATAGGGTAGAAATGAGGTGAAAAGATGTATCATTTTAAAAAAGATATGTATGATAAATTGATGGGTGATAAAACAGTAGTATGGTTATCGAAACAATTAGATTATACAGTACCTATGTTATATAATATCTTTAATAATAATATTGATTGTCGTAAAATAGTTGCGTTTGCAATAGT